CACCGAGAGGGGCACCATGCGCGTCTTGTTGAGGCGCATGACCAGGAGGCGGTTGGTCTTCAGCGGGTACTTGGCTGCGTCCGAGAGCTTCGTGCTGAGCATGTGCTGCAGCTCGAAGTACGCCATGCCCTGTTCGAGGGCCTTGCGCTGGAGAACGTGCTCGCCGAGGTACGAAGGGTCGGTCGGCTGCCCCAGGTCGCCCAGGGGCCCGCCGCCGGTTTGCAGGCTGGGGTCTTTCTCCAGGCGCTCCCGGATGTACGGGGCCAGAAACGGCCCGTAGTTCGGCAGCTGCTCTGGAGTTGGGTACCGCCCAGGCCAGACACGCACGGTCACGCCCTTGCCGGGCAGGCCGTTGTAGATGCTGTCTGTGCTCTGCGGGGTGCCAAGCCAGATGACCCTCGGGCGCAGGTTCTCCCGGCCCATGAGGATCGAGGCGAAGTCCAGGGTCTGGTGCACGAGCTGCGCCCGCTGCACCGCCGTGCGGGAGTTCTTGGATGACTCCACGTCGTCGGCGATCAGCAGGTCCGCTCGCTTGCCCTGCATGTTGGCCCCGATGCCGAAGCAGGCCACGGAGGGCGAACGGTCCACGCCCTTCAGGGAGTGGTGAACGTCGAAGTGCTCGACCGAGGTCTTGTCGCCGGCCATCGGGTCCGGTCGCAGGCACTCCAGGATGTCCCACCGCATGATGATGCGCACGATGAGCGTGCTGATTTCGGTGGCCTGGGTCGCGCCGGCGGACGTGATGATGATACGGGCGTTCGGGTGGTGAATCAGGGTCCACACCGAGAACAGGGCCACGATGGTGGTCTTGGCCTGTCCACGTTGCGCCTGGATCAGCAGGCTGTCCGGCCCGTTCTCCAGGAAGTCCGCGATGTCCTTCTGGAGGTCGCTGGTGTTGAACCCGAGGAAACGCATCCCGTCCACGAGGAACGGGATGAACTTGGGGTAGTGCTTTGCCAGCGTGCGCCGCTTCAGCTCGCGCACCGCTGCAGCGACTGGGGCCTCCATTACTGGAGACCCACTTCAGGGTCGAACTGCAAGGCGGCGCGGGACTGCGCGGAGAGCGCACGCTCCAGCTCGGCTAGCGGGTTGCCGCTGCCGGGCGAGGCCGTGATGTTGTTGTCCTTGAGGAAGGCACGGATCACAGCCAGGTCCGACGCGGTGGGGTGCACGACAACTTCGGTCACGTTGCCCTCGGAATCCGTCACGGACCGAGTCAGTTGACCGTTGAGAAGGCGAATGCACCAGTCAGTCAGCAGCTTGTGGACTGCGGAGAGATCGTCAGTGGTTGCGGTCTTTTGCATCCCTGCGCTCCTTCCAACGAGCGATGTACTTGTCCCTGATGAGCGCCCACAAGGCCAGCACCGTGTAGAGTGCGGTCAGAAGCAGTACCCAGTCAGGCAGGGAAACCCCCAGCACAGTTAGGCCGGACACACCGGCGGGTACGCTGGCCTTGACGGCGAGGTCAGCAGCTTGATCTTTCATGGAAAGGGGGCTCCGAATCAGTTGTGGGAAGGTTGGGTAAGCCAGTATAGGGACCGAAGAACCGGCCCCTACACTGCTCACTCCTTGGTCAGGTTGATGATGGGGATGACCATCGGAAGGTTCGAGAACGGGAGGCTGCGGAGCGCGTTGTACAGGGTGCTGTTTCCCGTGGCGGCACGCCCGAGACTGTCCACCAGGCCCAGAGCCGGAATGGCCCCGGTGACGCTGGAGGACTGCGGACCTTGTCGGCCGCCGATGAGGTCGCCGGCGACCCCGGCCTGCTTCGCCCACCCGCCGCTCAGGCCCCCGACGATGTCGAGGAAGTCGCCGAGCAAGCCGGACACGGCGGCGTAGTTCATGGTAGCGCGAGCCAGCGCCTCAGGCGACAGGTGCTTCTCCAGGTACTCGTCCTGGTCCTCACGGCCGATGGCCGCCAGGTGCACTCGCGCCAGGTGGATTGGGAGGACCATCGCCGCCTGCGCCAGCAGGATGCCGGCCGCGTAGGCGTAGCCCCGCACCCCTCCGCCTTCACGCATCCGGGTGCGGGCCCACTGCTTCTCCGCAGCGGTGATGCCGAACACCCGAAGCTGGGCGATCAGCTTGAAGTAGTCGTTGTGCATCCACTTCGTGCGCTCGCCAATGAAGGTGCCCTGGATGATCTGACCCACGCCCCGGTGCACGGCCTGCACGATAGCCTCCGCCGTCAACGGGTTGCTCAGCTTCGTGATGTCGAAGGCCACAAGGTCCCCGTTGCGGTCCCAGGCGGCGACCTTGTCGAGGTCTACCTTGACGGCCGCGATGACCTCGTCCGTGAAGCCCATGTCCTGCAGGGCCTTCAGATTCGACGAGTCCTTGAAGACTACGCCGTTCGGGGTCAGCTCGGCGTCTCGGATCATGCGCGCCGCGCGCATCACGATCTGTTCCGCCACCATTCGGTGCTGGGCGGCGCGGATTGCCCGGAACAGTGACACCTTGGCCTGGATGTAGTTCGCCCCGGTCAGCAGCCGGGACACCAGGCCAGGATCATGGCCGTAGGTGGCTATGCGCGAGTCCGGCGGGTCCAGCGGGAAGATCATCTTGTGCATGTCCATGCCGATGTCCCCGCCCCACTTCTCGATGTCGGTCAGGATGTGCCGGGTGCGCGGCTTGCCCTTGGCGATCCGCCCGACCTCCCCCATCATCTTCGGAAGCATGGCGACCCCGCGAAGCAGGGAGCCCATACCGAGATGGTGGGTGAGCTGGACAGTTTCGGCCGCTTGAGTGAAGCCCATCCCGCCGAGACGCACGAGGCCGGTGAACAGCCGCAGGGCCGTGGCGGACTTCGCAACGACCTCCCCGTGCACGGGCTCGCCGAGGATTTCGCTGGTGACACGGTCGAACGCCTCCAGCTCTGCGAGCGTGGGCGTTTCCTCCGCGACCTCCGCGGGCTCCGTCAGGACGCGGCGCAGGTGCCGCACGCCAGTCGGCCCATGGATGCCGGCTTCCGTCAGGGCCACGATTCCGCTGGTGCGGTTGACGTACCTCCGGGCCAGGCCCAGGGCGTCGTCGTCGTAGTAGTCCAGGACGATCTTGCCGTTCGGCAGCTTGGTGGTCATGTCCACGTCGAGGCGCTTGCGAGTGTGGCCGACGCCGAACTTGCTAGCGCGGGCCAGCTTCTGCAGGGCCTCGTCAGGAGCGAAGCCCAGCCCGCCGGCGTCCCGCATCTCCTCCAGCATCTGCCGGATGATGTCAGCGGAGTTCCCGGCCTGGGGCGCGATCTCCACTCCACGGGTACCCATCGCGCGCTCGCGGGCGCGGTTGATGTAGAACGAGGAGAACTGGCGGGCGAAGTCGATGTCCCAGTCCAGCACGTCGTGCCAGTGCTGGGCCAGCACTTCCTCCAGAGCGGCGATCTCAGCCCGGTCCAGGTCGGCCAGCTTGCGGCCGTCCAGGGCCTGCGGGATGTAGCCTCGGGAGCTGTTGCCGAGGGCGTCTGCCCCCAGAGTCCCCGCCTCCTGCTGCGCAACCCGCGAACGGTCGAAGATGCCCTCCAGGGCCGTTGCCGCGCGCTGGACATCCGGGTCGGTCGCAGGCGGAATGCCGTCTTTGCCCCGGGACAGAATCTCCAGGTACACCAGGCGGTCGAACTCCCGGCGCTTCTCGCCCTTCCAAAGGTCGTCGAGCAGACTGCGCCCGTTGCGCTTGCCCCAGGAGTCGTAAGCGGAGTGGTAGTCCATCACACCGTCGCCGGTCAGCTTCGTGTTTAGGGTTTCCTTGCGGATCGCCACGTTCACCAGCCGGCCGGCAGCGCCGGTCGTAGACTCCGTCACCAGCGAAGCGATCATCTGCATGATCGGGTTCTTGCTAGCCGCCATGACGAGCGCGTCGGACATGCTGCCAATGAACTTGGTGGCGACCTGCAGCTTGCTCTGGTCGATGGGGTGCGCCTTGAGGAAGTCCCTGGCGTGCTGGTACATGCGAGCCGAGAGCCGCCGGTTCGTCTGCAATGCCTGCATCGGGTTGATGGACTGCGGGGCAGGAGCGCTTCCGAGCGCCGACAGGGCGGGTGCGCCCCTTCGCGGAGTGGCCGCCACCGGCACCTGGCGGTTGTGCAGCGTAGCGCCTGACCATCCGATCACAGGCGTGCCGTCAGTCATCTTGACCCCGCCGCCACGCCGGTCGAGCATGACTTCCAGCGACCACGCGACTTCGTCAAAGGCGGTCTTGTGCGCGTCTTCGATCTTGAGCATCGCCTTGACCGCGCGCATGACTTCGTGCCACGCGGAGGTCAGGCGGCCCCCAAAGCTGCTGGCGGCCGGTACCTTCGCCAGGTACCTTTGGAACTTCGGGCTGTCCACGAACATCGAGAAGAACTCGTGGAGGTTCGTGGTGCCGTACTCCACCCGGAAGTCCACGTCGAGCCCGTTGGCCTTGTCGCGTTCAACCTGGGCGCGCACCCTTTCGAGTGCGTCTTGCGCCACCTGCAACGCCCCTCGCAGCGTGGGGTCCAGCTTCATCGGGTCCTTGAGGAACAGCTCGATCTTCGGCTGGGTGATCATGTGCAGGGACTCGTGCAGGAGCGTGTGGTATTCCCACGCGCCGGCGGCGTTGATGGAGTCTCGGAGCGTCGTCCCGCTCCCGGTGTCAAACTTGCGAAGCGGCGTCTGCAGTCGCCCGGACAAGTCTGCGGCGCCACGGGACAGATTGCCCGAATCGTCCGGGCCCCGGAGCATCACGGTCACGTTGTCCAGGATCGGGTCGTCCTTGAGCTTGTTCAGCAGGTACTTGGCGACCTGCCTGTGCCCGAGGTCAAACGGGTTGTTGGACTGCGAGTATTCCGTGAGCAGGTTACGGAGGGTGGTGGTCTCCCAGTCCCGGGCGTTCGGCACGGCGGCCATGTTTTCATCGCCCTGGTCCCGCGCCCACTGCAGCGCCTCCTCGTCAGTGGCGGCACGCATACGGGCTCTGACAACCCGGCCGTTGAACGTGCCGTCACGAAAGCCGGGCTGCTCCCGCACTCCCGGGTCTTCGGCTTCGGCCCACAGTCGGTAGGCGGCCTGTGCTACGGGCGGGGGCGCGTCGTCCAACATGAAGTCCGGGTGGTTCATCAGCGGCTCCAGCTCGGCGCGGGTCCTGCTGGTGTCCCCGGCCTCGTGGGCCTTCAGGAGGCGGCTAACGCGGGCCGTCAGCTCCTTGATGTACTGGGCCTCCGTGGTGATGCCTACTGGGACGTTGCCCGCCTCGATCTTCGGGAGTGGGGTATCCGCGGCCTTGCCTGCCGCCGGCGTGGCGGACTCCGGGGCCTTTGGCGGGGCCTCCGGGGTCTTGGTCGCTTCGGGGAACAGCTTGTCGAACTCCTCCGCGGTCATCTTGACCTCTTGGGCTTCGGGCAACCTGTTCTCGATTTTGTCCAACTCCGCCCTTACGTCTTCAGGGATGACCTGGATGCGCCCGTCCATCGGCTTCTTGGCCGTCTCGATCATGGCGATCTCGGTGGCCTGCCGCTGCTCCGGCGTCATCTTCTCCGCGTTCGGCGCGACAAACCGCTCCTCGTAGATTTTGCGCGCCAGGTTCAGGGCAGCCTGCTCTTGGGCCGCACGCCACGTCCCGCGGGAGGTTACCGCCGTCAAGCCGGCCGCACCGAGGGTAGCCATCGCGTAGTCCTCGGCCTGGGAGACGCGACCGAAGTAGTCGTTGGCAGCTTCGATGGCGAGTTCCGACATCACGTTCTCGGCCACGTTCCGGCGCACGGCCGACGCAGCCTTGCCGGCCCGGATGGCCGCTCCGGAGCCCACGCGGGCCAGCTGCAACAGCTTGCCCAGGCCGAGGCCGGCGACCCAGCTCGGGAGGTCCATCGAGCCGGCCGCAAGGGTTCCGAAGAACGTGGCGATGCCGCCGGCGCGGCCGTAGACCTCGTTCTGCGCGCGCTGCATCTCGATGATGGCGCGGGCCCGGTTGATGTAGGCGGGACCTTTCGGGCCCCACTCGTCCATCAGTTCCCGCTCCTCATCGCTCTGCAGGCCCTTCATGGCCTCGTTGCGAACTTCCAGCGTCCAGCGCCAGCCCGCCGGGGCGTCGTCAGGCTTCTCCCCGAACAGCTGGTTCAGAATCTGCATGGACATCACACGGTCGTCCTGCGACGCCTCGCGGACCACGTCCAGGAAGCCGGTTTCGTTGGCCTTCTTCTGCTCAGCTTCCTGCTGCGCGATCAGCTGACCTTGCATGTCGGGCACTGGGGCCGGCGGGCCTTCCTCGCCGGCGGCCACCCGTTCAAAGCCTTGGAGAGCGTGCGCCTTGACGGCGGCTTTCACCAGCTTTGCGCTGAGGCCTTCGGCTGCCGGCTTGGCGGCCGGGGCGGTGATGGTGGGGCCCGGGACGGGCGGGCCGTTCCTCAGGGCTGAGGTTTCATCCAGCCCGCCGGCCATGCCGAGGGCGTCTTGCAGTGTACGGTTGACCATGTGATCCTCTCAGAGCAGCGCGTGGCGTGCCGTGGTTAGGGTGCGACGAAGGTAGCTCCGCCGGTGACATCGGGCACCCCTTGTTGCAGGGCCCCGGACTTCTTCATCGTGCTGTAGGAAGCTGCCAGCCCGTTCAGGTGGTTGATCCTGGCCTGGAGCTGTGACCTGGTGATCCTAGCCCGGCGGAACTCGCCGCCGAAGTCGTCCTTGGGTAGGACCTGGTAGTCGAAGACGAACATGAACTCCCCGGGCTTGTTCGGGTCCGGGACCATGTTGATCATCGGGATGTCCACACCAGCGCGGCCCATCATGTCGGTCTTGATGTTGGGGTGCAGCTTCAACATCTCGTTGAGCAGCTGACCCAGAGCCTTGTCGATGGTCTCGTTCTTCTCACCGGCGCCCTCGTTCAGCTGGGTGCGCCAGTTCTCCGGGATAGCCGGATCACGTCGAACTGCTCCGAAGTCTTTGAAGAACTCGACCCCGCGCCGCTTCAGCGTCACGAGAGCGTTCTGCAGTCTCAGCTCGGAAGTGTGCCCGGGCGCATCCTTCATGGCGGCAGCCAGGATGAACTGCAGCCCCGCGCGACCGTGCTTGCCAACCCGGTCCTTCAACCATGGGGACTGGTCGAACTTCTTCGCCCATTCCGCCACGGCGGCGGCGTCTTCGGCCGGCAGGTCCACTCGCATGGCACGAATCTGGCCCTCCTGGCGGGCCCGTTCCCAGGCGGCGTCCGGCGTCAGGTTCCCGGCTCGGAAGTTCCTGTAGTCCTCCAGCAGGACCTCCTGCTCGCGGTTGATGTAGTGCGCCTTCGCAGGTCCGGCAGCCTCCAGGACCTGCGCTATCCTGTCGATGTTCGGGTTCCAGGTCTTCGAGGTCAGCGTGTTGGTGATCTGCTGGGCGGGCACGAGTAGCCTGTGATCCTGGGCGCGGCGTAGCATCAGCGCCTGGCCCTCCGGAGGCAGCTGGGTCCACAGGGCGGCAGCGCGGCTCTGCATGAGGCGCACCCCGCCCTCGTCCAGGGAGGCCTCCGTGGAGGCGCTTCCGTCAGCGAAGCCCGGCTGGAACAGGAAGGCGTCCATCCGCGAGACCTTTGCCATCTCGGCTTGGGCGGCGGCCACCGCGTCGCGCCTGCTTGCGGCTTCCCGGGCCGCCGCTGCGGCCTTCTGCTGCTCCGCGTTGAGCCCGCGGGCCAGCAGGTTGTCCAGCTCGCTGGGCGGGATGTAGTCCACGTCCACGCCGGTGACATCCCGGGCGGCCTTGTTGATCTTCGCCACGGCGTCGGCAAGCTCCTTCGGGTTCACGGGGGGCTCAACCCGCAGCGCAGCGGCGGCCGTGACAATCGAGCCGGCGGCCGGGTTCTTGACGATGGCCTTGTGCAGAAGCTCGGACTGGACGCGCTGGCCCTCGATCCGGTACATGTGCTCCAGGCGGTCACGGTCGGCCGGGGGCAGGGCGGCGAACAGCCCGTTGCGGCGGAGGGCGCCGACCGCGCCGAAGTTCCCTGCCCGCATGGACTCCTCCAGGACCTGGGTCAGCAGGCGACCGTGGTTCTCGAAGTCGTCCCCGGCCTGCGGGGTGATCTGCGAGATCAGGAGGCCGGTGTGGCGCTCCAGGTCCTCGGCGGTCTGAGTGGTCCCGGGCGACCGGGCCTCTTGGTCCCACTTCTCGAAGTTCTGGACGGCGGTCCTGATGAACCTGTGCTTCGCCAGGACGGCTTGCTCCTGGTTGAACTTGACGTGCTCGGCCGTGCTGATCTTCAGCCACTGCGGGGCAGCCTTGAGGAAAGCGGTCTGCATGGCCGTGTTCCGCAGCGGGTCGTCGGTCATGCTCCCCGCCAAGATGCGGGACAGGTACTTCGCGTGCTCGTGCGGGCTCAACGTTCGCAGCTCCGGCAGCGCTTCTTGGAACTTCTGCTCCAGAGCAGCCGCGTCCTGCAGGCCCTCATACACGCGGGCGCCCTGGACCCCAGCGCCTTCGCCGAACACGGAGGCCCAGCCAGGGTGCTGTTCTGCGATCTCCTTGGCGGTCATCCCGCTGGCGACCTGAAGCATCCCCTCGATGAACTTGGTTTGCTCCTGCTCGGCCACCTTCTTGGCGACCAACGGGGCGGCGAAAGACATCAGCTTCCCGATCAAGGGGCTCGCCTTGGTCGGTCGGAAGTTCACGCCCAGGTCGGGGTTGGCAACCTGGTGTTGGACGCCGGTGGAGACCTCGGGCCTGCCTTTGGGCAGGAAGATGTCGGGTGCTTGACCCGGTTCAGGGGCGAAGCTGTTCATGGGTCATCCTCCTTGCGGGGGTTGTGGGTTGCGCCATTCCTGCCACTTCTGCTTCAGGAACTTCGACATGTCGCCGGCGCTGAGCATGATGTCCCGCATGTTCACCCCGGCGTTCATCAGGGCTTCCAGGTTGGACATTCCGGGCTCTGCCTGTCGCGGCACGATGTTCGGGTCCTGAACGGTTGGCAGTTTGGTGCTCAGGTCTTGGCCGACGTAGGCGCCGCCGAGGGCGTCGCCGGCGTCCCGGCCGAGGAAGATGCTGCGACGCTCGGCTGCCGCGAACTCCCGCTGCTCGGCCCGCGCGGTCTGCAGGGCGATGGCCGTGTCCAGCGGGTTCGCCGTGGACACGGTGCCCGCGAAGGCCGAGGCGGCAGCCTGGGCCCCAAGGGCCTCCTGGGCCCGGATGCGCCGGTCGGCTTTGTTAGCCGCCACCGTTTCCTTGGCAAGGAACATAGCCCCTATCAAGGCGTCGCGGCGCTCGGCACCTTGGTCCACTCGCCGGCGGTTGTTCACGTCCTGAACGAACCTGGCGAGACCGGTCGTGGCGGCGCTGGCGAAAGTGCTCGCCGTGCGCACCTTGTTCTTCGCCGCGGCCTCGGCGTTGAACACGTTCTGGTTGATGCTGGCGATGTCCCGGGAGTGCTTGGCGTCCAGCAACGCGCCGGCCAGCTGCATCCCGGCGAAGGCTACCGCCAGGTTGTTCCCCTGCTTGGGGGCCGAAGTCTTGGTGTCGGCCATCAGAGTCTCCTTGCGCGTTGCTTGAGGTTCATGGTGTAGTCCACGCCGACGATGGTCATCGGGGCCCACAGGGATGCCTGCACTCGCAGGACGTAGTCAGTGGGGGCGGCCAGAATCGGAATCGTAAGAGTGGCGTGTTGCAGGGGGCCTAGTTCCGTGATTGCGTCGGTGTCCGGGTCGGCCGTCAAAGGCTCTAGGACGTCTCCGACTTCGGCCGGGTCAAGGGGGTCCCCGCCCTGCCCTGGCACGACCTGGCCGCTGGTGTCAGGCGCGGGGATTGCCGCCGGGGGTTGCCACCTTCCGGTGCAGCCCGGCGGCCAGCACGCCTTGGTCAGTGTAATGCTCATCGCGAGTGCTCCTGTAGCTGAAGTTGTGCCAGAATGACGGCTTTCGGAGGGGCTGGTTCACCCCGCGCAGCACGGTCACTTGATCTCGCGAGAAGAACCGATGCGGCAAATGAGTGACGGACCAAGGGCAGCTGAGCCCTAGGTCCCTAGGGACGGCGGCGATGTCGAACCAGAAGAAGTTGCCGTCAGGCGCCCAGGCGTTGGGGCCCGGGGCGGTGGCCAGCCACGCGCAAGTGAACGGGGTAGTGGGAGTGTGCCCCACCAGCGCGGCGTGCATGGCTTCTCCCCAGGCCCTTCCGATCCACGCGCGGTCGGGCGGCCAGCGGTCGGAGCAGCCCTTGCTGTGCGAGTAGTACACCTGCCCGGTGCACCCGAGGTCCTTCAGGATGCGCACGCTGGTCTCGAACGTACTCGCCTCCCACTGGCGCCTGGGGTCCGTCGTAGTGTGAACTACGGCGCCTGGGGCCAGGACCTGAACCTCGGAAACGGGCTCCAGCCCGGGCCCTTGGACCACGCCGAGCACAACCGGGCCCGGAAGCCCCAGGGCGGGGCGCAACATGGCTCGCCACTCGGACCCGGCTCGCGGGTAGACGTGCGCGATCACCCCGCTCATAGGTACTCCAACGTCCCAATCATGACGTGCAACTTGGTGATCGTTTCCCCGAGGTCCATGTCGTACTCCTTGCCGACGATGATCACCACAGGGACCTCCTCTCCGGCCACTTCGACGGTGGCCGAGGTCCACGCAAAGCTTGCGGTGGGCCCGTGCGTGGCGCGTAGAGCCTCGAAGCCCTCCAGGGCTGTGCCTGCCTCAGGGAACCCACCGAACCATGGGATGTTGAAGAAGGTGTCAATCCCCACAGGGAAACCGCTGGCGCCGACGCCGATCAGCGCGCCTCTCCGGTACTGATTCAGCGAGACGAGCGCATCCGGGGCCACTACCAAGGTGCGGTAGGCTCCAGGGCCTTCCGCTACCAGGTCCGGGAAACTGAACCAGCCGATGCGGGTAGTCACCCCGGGGTACACGTAGGGCCCTTGCAGGTTCCCCCATCCCGCCACCTGGACGTCGTCCTGCATTCCATACTGTACCAGCGCGTTCAAGGAATCCGGCGGCGCGGCATCCGTGGCGGTGCCGAGCGCCAGGACCTCGGGAATGGGTTCCGGGCCGGTGAACTCCTGGACCACCACAGCGTCTCCCGACACCCCGTCTGGAGGCGTCAGGTTGGCGGGAAGGCCCACACCGAACCACCCGCGGTCGCAAGGCCACGTGTCGCCGCCGAGAAGCACAAGGAACGCGGCGGTTCCAGTGGTGCACTCCGACCACGGGTATCCGACGTTGTTGTAGGTCTCGCACTCCACACCAGTCGGGTCGAGCAGCGGCTGGGCCTTGCTGCCATGGAATGTGTTGAAGAACGACTGCCCGTTGCGAGATGCCAGATCGTAGGCCACCCCGCCGGTGGCGGCAAGCTGTACCGTCGCCGTGCTGACAACGGTCTCGGTTGCCAGCTGGGACGGCCCGTCTGCTGGCACCTGAGGCGGCGTCGGGGCGACTTCGGACGTGAAGATGAACCCGTGCCAGGTCGCGCTAGGCACCAGCCCTGGGGTTGCCAGGTCGGCCAGCCGGGTCACGCCTTGGTAGCCTCCCGTGCGGCCGGTCGCGCGGGCCTGCAGCCTCTTGTTGCCGACGCCCGGGCCGGGGGCCGACACGAACGTCGTGGACTGGTGCAGAAAGTCCAGGTACGGGAGGTCACTCACGTCCGCGGTCAGCGGGATCGACAGGGTGCACACCAGGTTTTTCTCACCGGGCGCGTACACGGCTGCGACCAAAAGCAGCTTGCCGTCCCGGATCGAGGCGGACAGGATGTGCGTGCCAGGGAACCCGGCGATGTTCCACCTGTGCCACGCCTCCATGACACGCTGAGGGCCGCGGTCGCCGTCGCGGTCCATGAACTGGTAGAGAAACAGGTCCTGAGAGCCGTCCGTCCGTATCACGACCACGTCCGGGGTGTCACCAACGGTGAGGGACACAGCCTTGCCCTTGAGGTAGCTGTCCAGCTCTGACGAAAGCTCCAGCAGGAACGGGCTGTTCTCGACAAGGCCTGGGCGCACCTGGTACAGCGCGGCGCTTCCGGCACTGTCCTTCAGCAGGAACATGAAGTTCCCGGCCACGAAGGCTGGGACCCCGCCTGCGCCGGAGATGCTGGCGAGCACAGACGCTGAGGCCGTGGCCGGCGTGAGGGCCTGGCGCCCGGGGATGACGTACTGCCGCTTGTCCCCGTTGATCATCAGGCTGCGGTCGTACACGGCCATGCTGCGGAGCGCGTCGTCTTCGCCGCCGAGAATCTGGAACCCGACTGGGTCAGACGCGACCGACGTCACCACGCTGCCCGGGAACAGGTTGAAGTAGTCCCCGGTGCGGGAGGTCGCCAGCGTGCCGCCGCTGGTGCCGATGATGAGGCGGTCTTGGAACACCCCGAGGCCGGTGACGCCAACGTCAAGGAACGCCGGAGTGG